TGGTCATCCAAATTTCTTAATGGCAAATTTTGATAATACTTCCATTTATCTTTGTACTCTTGGAGTTCAGATGGCGGTATCCAACCATATTGATTTTTCCAGCGCAAAGCAATGTCAGTACCAGATGCTGTCCATATATAAGGTGTTCTCATGATTTTCCTTTAAATTGATAAAGCAAACATACAACCAAAAATAATGCCAAAAATTAAAACACCAAGGGCTTCGACCCACAAAGGGATATTCCAACTGTCATAAAACATATTAATCTCCTAATCTTGACTGTGATTTATTAAGCATGGCAAATACTTGATTGGCATTAGAAGCAGCATAGTCTGGACAAACTGGATATTCATTTCCATCGCTGCGAACTGCCATCCAACAACCAGGGATTGATGCCTTTACCCTGGGATTATATTTTTCAGGTACTAAGTAAACTTCCACTATTTTCATGATTGACTCCTTGGAATTGAACCAACTAAATTACCTTCCATTACTTCAAAAATAATTAACTTTGCTCTATTCAAAGACTGTCTGGCTCTTTCATCCATGCCAACAGCAATTTCTTCCTGGGCATCACTCATAATGCTGGCAGCGCACATAAGAGCACCAGAAAATTGATAGCTAAGAGATTCTTTGACGCTTGATAAAAAAGCATCTGGATCACAACCATACATTTGATTTACTTGACTCATTTTGATTTCCTTTCGTGAATAATCAAACTACATAAGAAGTATTACATAGATGTATTATAGGCACAAGTATTATTTTTACTTGTTGCTTTTTTGCATAGGGTGGAGTCCCTATCTCTCACGAAAGGTCTGGCATTGCACCAGAAGGTAATTTTTGGGTGTACCACTCCCAGAAATAGGGACTCCAAGATCATTTTAGCTTAAAAAGGAATATCTTCATCTAAATTGGTTAAATTAACACCCTTTTGAGGGCTTTGAGAAGGTTTTGAATCTTCTGAAGGCTTACCCCCTAACATCTGCATTGTGCTTCCTATGACCTTTGTAGAGTACTTCTCGACACCAGTATTCTTGTCGGTATACTTCTCAGTCTTAAGTTTGCCTTCAACATAGACTGAACTGCCTTTTTTGAGGTAGTCACCAGCGATTTCAGCCAGCTTTCCAAAAAAGACTACATTGACCCATTCAGTTACTTCTTTCTGCTCACCCTGCTTATCTTTGTATTTCTCTGTACAAGCAACTGAAATATTGGTTACTGGGCTGCCATCTGGAAAAGACCTTTGTTCTGGGTCTTTTCCTAAATTGCCCACAATAATTACTTTATTTACTGATGCCATGATTATTTAACCTCGCTTGTTAATACATCACCATTTTCAACACCAATAATGAATTGAATAAGTTTTCTATAGCTAGAAATTTTGTTTTTAAGACCTACTATTTGTTTATTTTCTATTCTTAAACTTTCTTGTAATTTATCTAAAACAGATATGTGATGCTTTAATTCTTCAATTTTTTGTTCATATCTTTGAATTGAAGCACTAAGACTGTCATTGTGTTGCTCAAGCATTTTTGCTTTTTTTTGCCAATTGATATTTTCTGCATTTGATTTCATGATTTATCCTAACTCAATGATTAATTGTTCAACTTCTTCCAAAAACTGCTTTACCTCTTGCTCCATCAACTTAATTAATTGCTCATCCCTATAGGCTTTAACAATCAATAAGCGACTCTTTTCAGGCATTCTTGGATCGTAAGATACAAAATCGCACCATTCCCAATCCATTACCCAGATTTGCCCTTGTACTTGTTTGACATACTCAGTAGGCACAATCTTGTTTCGCCAATATTTAACATGAGTATGACTATCAGGGCATTTGATTTCCACACCGCCATTGGGAGTTGCGATCCGATCTGGAGAGCAGCCAACCCAAGGAATACTAGAGTGTTTCCAAAAACCTGTCTTGTCTAATAATGTTTCACATGAAACCTCATAAGCCATAGCAGCTTTTTCTTCTGTCTCCACACCCCATTCCATGCTTGGGTTTGAATAAGACTCACCAATTTCACCAGTAAGTCTTTCAATTGCCAGGCGAGTTTTGTATTTTTCCCTAGTAACAGACTCAGCACCACCTTTACCTTTAGCCATAACAGCATCTAGGTTAGAAGCTGATACATACCCCAGGCGAACCTTTTTCCATTCATCTGTACCCTGTTCTACATGGATAGAATCTTGAATAATCATGATTGTGCTCCAAGCAATTCAGCTTTGCGAATATCTTTGGCTTTGACCAACTCTGGCAATTCGCCTAAAGTTTTGACCGCAGCAATGTAGACCTTTTTTAAAGCATCTTCGCTTAAAGCAGACATAATTTTGTTGATATAAGGGTCAATACTGGGTGGCTCTGCGCCTGTAGTGGAATCAATGGCATCATGCTCAACAATCTCCAGGGCTGCCATCCAAAGGTATCTGCGTTGATAAGTCTCAACTGCACCAATGTTTTGCACCTCATGACAGCCTTTTAAGTTGGCTGATCCCATTGGACTTTCAATTTCTATTTTGTCACCTGAATCAATGTCAACAATAGCCATTTTTGCTTGTTCAACATTAAAACTAACAATGCCACAAAGACCATTGTTTTCAAATACTCCTAAAGCTGGAATCAAAAAGTCGGCAAGTTCAAAATAGTTGTACTTGGCAAAATCATTGCGACCCGATTTTTTTAACTTTAAAAGATGAAATTCTTTTCTAGCTTGATTTAATTTTTTGTAAATAGTACTCATGTTTATTACCTTTCTTGATGATTAATCTAAATAACCGCTTGATAAATTTTCTTCTGCATGACTAATTGCATAGTTCTCCATGTAGTCATAAGCCATTGACCACAATTTCCTACCCAAAGCCTCAAAATCAATATCCACATGAGGTTTTGATAACATTTCCTCAATGATTGCTTGATCTTCTTTTTTGGCTTCTGAAATGCCTTCTGAGAAATTTGAATACTTTTTTATGCTGTATTCATCTTCCATGAGTTCAGCAACTCGATCATTGATCTTGTCTGAATCATCATCTTCTGGTTCGTAATACCGATTATTGTTGTACATATTTATCTACCTTTCGTGAGTTGATATAAGAAGTATTACACACAACTATTACAATTGCAACAACTTTTGTGTAAAAATGCCACATGACTGAAATTACTTTGGAACTACCGCTTCCACCCACTATAAATAGCTATTGGGGATTCTCTGGTCATAGGCGATTTTTAACATTACCAGCCAGGGAGTTTAAACAGCAAGTGGCTCATATAGTGAACCAGCAAAAAATTAATTTTGAAGATCAAAAATTATCTATTGACATCACATTATTTTGGAAAGATAAAAGAATTCAAGATTTAGATAATCGCTGCAAACCTTTACTGGATTCGCTTGTCCAGGCTGGTCTAGCCAATGATGATAGTCAATTTAAAGAAATACACATCTATGAAGGTGGCATTTTAAAGGGTGGGAAAACCCTGATAAAAATATCTGTCATAGATTAAAAATTTACTGTAAACTTTTAAGACTGTCTAAATGGATTTAGGTAGCTATAGCTGGTGCTAATAAACTTTTTCGGAAAAAAGGAAAAAATGCTTGAATTTCCCCCTCAAGACAAAATTGAGGTCTATGCCAATGAAACAGGATTTATTTGTTTTAGATGTGCAGGTGATCTTGAAAATACCAAAGAACAAATAGTTTGTTTGACCATCGGTCAATTTCGATCAGTCATTAAAAATGCCGACAAACTAATTTCACAAGCAGATGAAATTAGAAAGGCAATCCAATGACATACAAAATTAAGAATTGGAATAAATTTCAACATTTCAAGGATCGTAGACCACCCTGGGTAAAACTTTATCGAGATTTGCTGGATGATTTAGAGTGGTTTGAACTTGATCCAGTATCTTCTAAAAATTTAATTAATTTATGGCTCATCGCAAGTGAATATGATGGATATTTGCCATCATTAGATATTCTATCTTTTAGATTAAGGCTTAAAAAACAAGAAGTTACAAGAATTTTATCTTGTCTTGGTCATTGGTTGGAACAAGATGATATCAAGGTGATATCAGAAGGATATCAAAGTGATAGTACAGAGACAGAGACAGAGACAGAGACAGAGACAGAGACAGATATATTCGTGGACTCAAAGATTCCACCATGCCCCCACCAAGCCATTATTGATATTTATCATCAAACATTGCCAGAGTTACCAAGAGTGATTTCTTGGAATAAAACAAGGGAATCCCATTTAAAGCAACGCTGGAGAGAATTGTTTACTGAATTTGAATGCAAAAGTTCGGAAGAAGCCCTGGAATGGTTTAGGAATGATTTTTTTCAATTTATTAAAAGTTCCAAGTTTTTAACTGGGAAAACACATTCAAAGGATAGGAGACCATTTTTAGCAGATTTGGAATGGGTTATTAAACCAACCAACTTTACAAAAATCATCGAAAGGAAATACCTATGAAATCCAAATTAGTCAAATTTTCAAATCCTGAAGAATCAAACCAAGAAAGTCAGCCTTTATCCTGCGGGGCTTATGGATGCGGTCTGCCTGGCACAATTTCTGCTGGAACAAATGGAGAAAGCAAGTTTTACTGTCGTTTTCATTATGGTTTAAAACCGCATAAAAATGACCAGGTAACTGCCAGAATCCATCAAAATAGTCAATTGCTTGATCTTTTTGATATGTGTACATCCCCAGATAGGTTTTTTAAAGGAAACAATAAAACAACTTTTTTTGAGTTGGCAGATACAAAAGTATCTCAAGGTCTTTTTGACATGGGTTTGCAAGAACTACATATTCCTAAAAACTTGCTCAAAACTCGCAAAAACATTATGGCAGAACTTGATAAGCGCACTTTTGTAATTGATGAAGATGGTATGCCTATGCCTAAAGCAATGGATGTAGGAAACCATTATTTGCAAAAAATTAACTACAAAGGAACAAATGTAGGATTTGACAAATGAAAGGCAACGATAAACCCTACCTAGAAAGGATTAAAACCAACCTAGGAGAGGAGTTGTTCATTTCCTATTGCAATGCCAAGGGATACAAAATAAATCGCCTAGGATTCGATGAGAGGGCTGGATATGTGGAAAATTTCTTTAATCTCAATCCATTATTAAGAAATTTGCCTGATTTTGTGGTCAATACCCCTAATGAAACTTTTGTAGTGTGTGTAAAAGGCACAGCAAACCTTAAAAAACAAGAATTTGATCTTCTTCCTTTGATGATTGAATGGTTTAGCAGCAAAAAAGCACCCTTGGTTTATGCTTTTTGTTTTGATGATCGAGAAAAACCTGCCCTTGTTTACCCAGAAAAGGTCATTGAACTGTATCAAAAAGCCAAAGAAAAAAGATATGAAAGCGATGGAGTTATCTATCGAAGTCTTGCTGTTTAATGGTTTTTAGCTTATAATACTTATGTTGGATACGAAAGGTAATAAAGTGATTGAACCGATACCATTTGCAGGATTAATTGAGTTGGATGTGGGATTTATCCCTGCCAGCTTAGATCGTGCAATTGCCATAGCTGCTAGTGCTCATGCTGGTCAAGTTGACAAAGCAGGTGAGCCTTATATTTTGCACCCTCTAAGAGTAATGTTGTCTGTACCACCAGAAGTCAGGATTGCTGCGGTATTGCATGATGTTTTAGAAGATAGCGATATTAGCCCTGACGATTTATTGGCTGAAGGATTTAGCCTTGAAGATTTGGCTGTTTTAGATGCTGTCAGTCGTAGACCTGGTGAGTCATACCATTCATTTATTGTTCGATGCTCTAAAAACCCATTGGCTAGAATCGTTAAATTGGCTGATTTGCGAGATAACTGCGATATGAGTAGATTGGCAAATCCATCTTTGGCTGATTGGGCAAGATACGAAAAATATATGGAAGCAATTGTTTATTTGCGTGGCGATGAATTGTGCTAATATTTTTTGAACTATTACACAGGACAACATGATGGAAAAGAAAAGTTCAAATGCTCTGGTCAAGGTCAGGGCAGTTTTTTTATCGGAAGATATGCCATTTACTTTAGCGGTTTTGGCACAAAAAACCAATTTAAAAGCACCTGAAGTATCAATGGCTTTGTGTCATTTGAGAAAGCAACGATATGTCACTAGGCGATTAATTGCAAATCATTCTGGCAAAGGTCGTAAAAGTGTTTGGGCTTATTACTATCACCCTCTAAGGGTTAGTGTAAGTGAACTTACAGAAGCATAAACATCAATGTGCAGTAAGGCAGATGCTGATTTATCGTAGGAAATGGGGTCTTTTGAAGTTTCAGCAGTTCATTAGAAGCGAAAGAGTAATACATTTATGGCTTACTTTAGAAGCAGATTTTAAGGATCAATTTCAAAAAGGTAATAGCGGAGAACCAGGACAATGGATAGAGAAGAACTAGAAGCGAAACTTAGCGCAGCCTTACAAGATGCTCAGTATTGGCGGTCAATGTATGATAAGTTATTGCAACACATACAACACCAAAGCGAATACATTGCTCATCTTGAAAAGCAAATTTGGGGCAGCAGATGAGAAGCAACTTTATTCTGGCACATCATGTTGCCAGAAAAAATGCTATTCAAGCTATTTTAGAAGCCCCTGATGGCTATGCAGTTTCGATTAAGCCTAAGAATCGCAGCTTAGAGCAAAATGCAAAACTTCATGCGCTTATACAAGAAATAGCCCAAAAAATAGAATGGGTAGGAAAAAAACAAGAAGTAGAGACATGGAAAAGACTCCTAACAGCAGCTTGGCTCCGAGCAAGGGGAGAACCAGTAGAAATGTTACCAGCAATTGATGGACATGGTGTTGATATTGTTTTTCGCAGGACATCGGATTTAACTGTACCTGAAATGATCGAGTTGATCGAATACATCCAGGCATGGGCAGTAGAGCAAGGAATTGATGTATTATAGAATCCACGAAAGGGAAAATATGATTAAAGATAATAAAGATGGCACATTTAGCATAGTCAGACCTAAAGTCTGGGATGATGAACCAGTAGCATGGATTAACAATCACATGGATGAAGGCTGGTTATCTTGGGATAAAGATTCAACTGCGGATTCTTCAATACCACTCTACACCCATCCAGCAAAGACACTAACAGATGAGGACATAAACAAATTATGGGCAGAATCGCATGAAGATGGTATTGCCATTCAACAAGGTTTTGCTACGCAACAACATTACTTTGCCCATTTAATACTAAGAAAGGCTAGTGAGAAATGAGTGAGAACGCTAAAGTAATATTCTTAGCACATCGGAATGAAACCCCAACTGCCATAAATGAAGTGCTTGTCTGCGGAGGGTGTCGTAACAAGTCGTGGGTTGCTGAGTACGGGGTTAAGGGTAGCGAGTTTCCAAGGCTAAGGTGCTGTGCTTGTGGCGAAGCTGCTGGATATTTTGGATGGGTAGGCGAAGAGGAGGCTAGTGAGAAATGAACAATGAACCAGTAGCGTGGTTTTATGCTTACCCCGATGACATTGAAGAAAAATTCTTATGTTCAAATTCTGAGTTAATAGAAACGATGAATAGGAAAGGCTATACCCTAACTCCACTCTACACCCATCCAGTAAAAGAACTAACAGATGAAAAAATAACCGCAATATCCAAAAAGATATTTAAAGACTACAAGAACTTTCACCACTACCAAATTGACTTTGCAAGAGCAGTAATAAAGGAGGCAAATGAGAAATGAGTAAAGCTATTGAAATATGGAATAGTTTAGATTTAAACAATCAAGCAGACTTGGAGTGTGCTAGAGCTTGGTTTATAGAAGGATTTGCTCACGGACAAAAAGTAAAGACACTAACGCCTACCAAAGCAGAAATTGAAAGCGGGCTTAGTCGTGTGAAGTGGGCAGAGTTATTGATTAAACAGTTACCCGAAGAACACGAAGGTCGTAATAGTTGGTTGCTTAATTATGGGGAAAAGAAATGATTACTTTAGCGGTTTGGTTTATTTTATCTTTTTGTTTTGGGTACTTACTAAGAAAGGCGCAAGGGAAATGAAATTAACTACTGAAGAAATACACAATATTTATTTACATCAAAGCGGTATAGCGGAAGGTTTATCAAGAGCGGGTTCTGATGCAGACTTTCCTGTGATGTTTGCAGAGGCAATCATAGAATTTTATGAATCACGAAAGACACAAGAGAAATGAACCAAGACATTTTTCAAAAAGTCCGAGAGTTTAGAACAAAACTAAAACTCCCAGTTTCAAATAAAGCTCAGCTTTTAGACCCTGTTGATATTAGCTTTTATGCCCGCTTTTTAATGGAAGAACTTAGTGAATTAATGAAAGCGCATGAAAAAAATAATTTGGTTGATGCTGCTGATGCTATTGCTGATTTGGCCTATGTCACAATGGGTTGTGCTCATCATATGGGGATTAACCTACCTAAAATTCTAAATATTGTGCATGAAGCCAATATGAAGAAAGAACCCGGAACTACAAGCCGCGGTTATATACAAGATGCAGTTAAACCTGAAGGATGGACAGGCCCTGAAGACATGATTGCATTAGAGCTGTTAAACCAGTGTAGATAGGAGAAAATAATGAATAATGCATATATTTGGACAGCTGCAGGTACTGACATTACAATCCGTTGGCGTGCAAAGTACGGTTGGATACCCCCATCAGAGCTGCAAGAATACAAAGACAAATGGAAGTTTTTCCAGAACTTGCCTTTACGTAATTTAGATGATGCAGCCAAAGAACAATACGAACAAGTACTTCGTAAAGCAAAAGTTTTGCGTATCAAATGAGATTTCGTGAACTTAAACCTCGTAAATCAAGAACTAAAATGTCAGTACGTAGAAGATTTTCTCGTACTGATAAGTTTAATCGATACCATTTTTATAAAACACTAATTAACTGGGGTCGTATTGCACCTAGAAGATGGTGGAAAAAATAATGTTTACTATTTATCAAAGTATGGTATAATGTAAACACTTAATTCAAAACACTAAATACAAGGATACTAAATGAATATTTTCTTTTTGCATTCCAATGCTAAAATGGCTGCTATATTCCACTGTGATAAACATGTGGTTAAGATGATTATAGAGTCAGCACAGCTCTTAGCCACTGCTCATCAC